GGGTGCAGCCCATGCCCTGCGAGCCACTTGGCCAAACCAGGCCTTGCGACACGCATTGCACGACAGATGGCTGCTCGCTTCCCGGGATGAGCGTCGACAAGGGCTTGGGCCGAAGGGCCGGCAGTGATCCATGCGGGTGTAGTCCCACGCTCACTCGCCAGACCAGCCAGCCAAAGGCCAGAGCCCCTACCGACGATCCCCCGGGCCGGCACGGCGGTGCACTGCCGCAGGAATTCCAGGCCCCCATGGGGGCCCGGTACCTTGCGGAAGAGCAGTATGCGTTCCAGGAACACACAGGCGGCGATGGGGTCTGGACCCACTGGGTCCCCCCGCCGGAGCACAGAACTAAGCAAGTGCTTTCCCGGCGAGAACTCCATCCCGCACTGGCGCGCCTTCGACTCGTACCGCCGCACAACCCCTACATCCCAAGCAGCCACCAGATCGTCACCACAAATCTGGAATGGCTGCAGGAGGTTGGTTTCAAAGGTCAACCGAACGCCTCGTCGGCGTTCATCTTGATGGTAGTCCCCGATGGCCCCAGTCGCCCAGAAAAGTTGCAAGGACGACAGGACCACCCATGTCAGGGGAAGACCCATGAGAATTCCACGGGAGGAAACAATGGACTCCTTGTTAGGGTAGGAGATCACCTGCGGACCAAGCAGGCAATGCCCCACCCTCCGGAGCTCATCGCGGAGCGCCAAACCGTCACACCACCCGTCCCAACAGGCGGCGGCCAGGTCCAGCGGAATCCGATCGCTGGCTGCACTAAAATCAGCAGAAAGCAGCACCTCGCCGCACGGCTTCGAGAAGGCCCGTTGGAGCCCGCCCAGCACGTTCGGAGAAAGCGCAGCCTTCGACGCGTTGTGGCGCTGCAACGCCGCCAACAAGGGACGACGAAGCAAGTGACCAGCCGTCACCAAGACCTCAGGGGACTTAGTAACGGTGCGCGCCTTGAACCCGCGTTCAGCAACAACCTCCACTTTGGCATGAGGACAGGAGAATGCGTCACGAGCCTTCGTGAACCGCGCCAGAGCCCTGACTTGCTCTCGGCGGCGCGCGGCCACTTGTGCACGGAGATTTCGCAACTCCCGTCGAGTTTCGCGGATCAGCTCGCCGTACTCCTCCGGACTCATTGGGGCCCACCTTCCGCCCTCAAGTCCGGAGACGCACGACAAGCCAACATCACCCGCGCGTCTGAAGAGATTGATCACGGCACCCCACCAGGTCATCCTGTACACCTGGCGGCGTGCCTCTCTACGCGCGCGGTTCAGTTCCCGTTCCGCGATACTTGCCTCAGCTATCTCACCGGTCAACCGGTCCAGTATCACCCTCGCCTCTTGCAGCGCGCCACTCGCGGCGTGATACTCGTCAAGGGACCCCCGCGCGCCGAAGCGGCGGAGGACGGACTGGACCGAATCTTCCATCAAGTTGATGTCTGCCACGGAGACCTCGTACTCACCGTACCCTTCCAACGCAGCGACCTCGGGGAGGCCGCTAGGGTCGGGACGGCGGAGAACACGGTCTCCGTTCGTGAGAATTGTGTACCTTTTGAACAGTTCATTGGACAACCCACCAGATGCCCGTGTCGATTCCAGGCATGCCCCGTGCGAGAATGCGGGTGCGCTGACCGGGAACCCCTTTGTGGGGAGCCCCAGGCCCGCGCAATACTCCCGACACTCGCGAAGGACCGAAGGTGGGGTGGAAAAACTGTTCTGGTAGACTTCCTGGTGCCCCCGAAGGGAGGCGTCGATCACCCGTTGGCTGCAGACGGGGAGGGAACGCCCAAGGTACGAAACCTGGGCCTCCGCATCCAGCCTATCGACACCCAAGAGCACCAGAACACCACCAAGGTACGAAGAACCCGACGAACGCTCGACGCAGATCTGCCGCGCGAGCGACGAGTCCTTCTTCAGCTTTGTGATAGCGGCGTCAACGGAAGTGCATGCGCAAGCGCGGCACAACTTCACCATCAACCTTTCCAGCCGAATCAAAGCCTCACGATGTTTCTCTCTCCGCAAGTGAAACGAGGGGAACCTTTTGTCGAGGGCCAAAGTCAGTACCGTGCGGACGGATGTCCACATTTCCCGTCCCTGGCGCAGGACCACGGCCCGAGCCCGCGGTGGCATTGCTGCCATGCGGGCCTGGACAAGCTCCCTCGAATCCCAAGCGGATTTGTCTCTCTCAACTCTCAATGCTCCCCACCGATGTGTATGGAGGGGCCTCTTCCGGGCAAGAGCCCTACTACGCGTAGGGCGGCCCGTTGGAGCCATTCCAGCTGCACACCACAGGTCAGCGACTAAACCCACCGGTCTAGACCCGTCATGTTGGTGTTTCACTAGCA